ACCATCTGCAACTCATCTGCCGCACCTTCCTCTAACGAAGAATAACTCACGCCCTAACCCATAAAGTAACCAGTTAAAGTATCAGTTATGTAGCTCGCATATGGATGCGCAATCTTGTTATTTGGCAATGTTTCATCCGCCACTTGTTTTGCTAAAATAGGATTTTTAGCATGATAATATTTATTGAGGTTTTCTAATCTAGGGATTTCTGAACCTCTATGTTTTTCAATAATTTTTTTAATAATTTCTACACTCAACGGAGTATCTTTATTTAGTTTACACTTAAACATGTGATTCTCCTTTCTTCTTATAAATGGACCTTAGTTCTTCCATTATTTCATCTATATAAGAATTTAAAAGATTTTCCATAGCAAAATCTCCTTCAATTTTTTTCTTAATATGAACTCTTCTTCACAAAAGAAACAAAAGAAGCAAAATACAAGCAAAAAAACTTGTTTCCAATTAAATTCCCAATGCTCCTTTTGAAAGAGTTTGCAATTTTTTGCGGTCGCTGCCACACTGTGTCGCATACCTAGCCGCATCAATTAAATGACAGAAAGCATCAATAGGTTTGTCAGTCCAATTATCAAACTTATCTTTATCAAAAGCATAATTAGAAAATTCAATCTGAGCGTTCTAACAAGAGGGATGAATGATTATCTCATACTCTTGCAATTTTCTTATTCCCTACATGATTGAACCTTTACCCTTCTTGGCGGGCTTCACTCTAAGTAGTCCTAACTGAGTTAATTCCACGATTGACCGAGGTTCCGCGCTGTCCGCATAAATCAAACATTTGTGATAACCGCGGGCTTTCACCCATGCCGCAACCTATTCTAGAGTCTGTTGTGATTTATAGAACTAATCACAAAAATATAATTTCTTGTTCTATTCATCAACTCTTAAAATACTTATGGCGGTTGGGTCTTGCCAACCAAAGTCAATACCAATCCAAAGAGGTAAATTTCCTAATTCTTTTACATCATAATTCTATGTCTTCCAATTATCAAAAACTAGGCCTTCAGATATACCCCATTCGCCTAATCCTTCAATCTTATAGCGGCGTGGGTATTTCTCCTTCATATCCTAGAAAACTTTTATATCATCTGGTCCTAACCATTCATTGCATTTATAAGTAGTTGTTAAAGCCAGCTTATTTTCATCATTAGGAACATCAAAAAATCTCTTTTTTATCCAACTTTTGTCGCTCCAAGGGTTAAATGTAAATATAATCTGTTTAAAATAACCCGCAGGGAGCTAACCTCTAAGGGATAAATCTATTTTATTGAAATCCTATTCAGATGTTATTTGATAAGCTTCCTAAATCCAGCATAAATTTAAAAAACCAACAGGAGCCGTAATAGAAGTAATACTCAGAGGATTATCACATCCTCTAAAGTAAATCTTTTGGCCTGTTGGTTGAAACGTAGCTTCAAGAGGAGAAACAGTAAACTTCCATAGATGACTAACACCTAAAGTCTCTGTCGCCCATTGTAGTTGCTTCCATGTTGAATCTCTTTGTGTGTTAAAAACCTGACGCACTACCAAACAATTAGACAAAGGATACTTCATCATCAAATAAATAATCTTCATGGCGGCGGTCGTTGATTTCTTGCTACCACGAGAACCTTTTACAAGTAAGTATCTACCTTTGAAATGCCAGAACTGGTTATACCCTTTTCCAATTTTCTCACTAAGACTTATCTTCGTCACTGGGTACATCCTCCACAAACTGGACGACCGCATTTACATCAGCATCAATCTTAGTTTTAGTTTGTTGTATTCCTAATTGTTTTTGTAATAAATCTAATGCTCTAATCTGGAGCACTGGAGTATAATACTAGTCGTCCTTCCCTGCCATTGCCATAGTCATTAATTTAGCAGCAATAGCCTAAGCATTACAGTTCATCTCTTCTAATATTTCCTTTTGTCTTTGCTTTCTGTATTCTTCGCACGCGGGCATATGGAAAATTTGAGATGCATTTTTCCGATTTTTATCATTAGAACCCTTATCTCCATATGCATATATATAAGCAGCAACAGTATCATAAGGAAAATGACTTAAATAATAGTCAACGAACATGCGTTGTTTTTCAGTAAGTACAGCCATTATTAGCCTCCTTTCTTCTTTTTTAATTTAAAAAAATATTTTCTTAATTTCATTATTTTGTTAGGGCGGCGGTCCCTAACATTTTCATCCTGGAGTTGGTGTGGGGGAGGCTCTGCCGACCCCACTATTACTTTGTTAGCACAGGAAGAGGAGAAGCCAGAGGCTTCGACTCTCTGTGCGCTATTGTAATATTATGTGAATCAAAGTTGCTTCACATGTGCATCAAAAATGATTCACAATGTGCGTCAATTTTGAAGCACTTTGTTAAATGAATTATTTGATGAAGTGCATCATTTTTGACGCACCTCAGATTGTTTTGACTTGTATCTTCGACGGGTCTGCATACCAATCCTCGTCTGAACCTCGTTTATCTACAATCACTTCCATTTCTTCCTCTACAACAGGGTAGTCATGAAACACCCAGAGGTTGGTCCCATCCTCCGCCCGCGTCAAGAATCCATGGTCTTGTAAGTCTTTGATTGCTCTTGTAAATGATGCTCGACTCATGTTCTGCGGAAGTGGCTTCCCGCCAATCTGAGTAGAACTCATTGTTAATCTAAAACCTTTTTTATTTGAGGTGACTAACAAATAAATTCTGAGAGCTTTATCACTCAATGTATTATATGCAATTTCTTCTCCCTACTTACTTCTTATTGTAACCAATTGTTCTCTACTACCCTTTTGATGATTATCGACCTAGCAAATATATGCGCTAGTCTGTCTGTCTGTTACTTGTGCCATCCTATTACTCCTTATTCCTATCTATATTATCCAGCACTTCAACCAGATTTTTCAAATGTTTTTCTGGGAAGTGCTTCTTCCCTGTTAAGCATTGACTTAAGAGGGAATAATTAATTCCTGCCGCCGCAGCAATTGTTTTTATAGTCACATTATATTTTGTCTTTATTTCATATATCCTAATTCTTAAATTTTCATCCATCTTAGCTCCTTTCCTACCATCGGTAAATTTATTTACTTATTTTCTAAAAAAAGAGAGAGAGGCCAGGATGAGAGCCTCTCTCTTTGATAGGAATTGAATGTACAATGGCTTTAAATACATTAGTTTTCCGACATACTATTACAAATACTTTCTTTGTCAATAGTATATTAAAGTTAATTAAACCTATTTATATAAATGTGTCCTTTATATTATATAAATATTATAACAAAAATTTTGAAAGAAATCAACTTAATATGGCTAATCAATCTAGTTTCTTTTTCCCTTTTGTTTTATTTAACCTTCTATAATATATTAACAAAAATTTTTTAAGTTGTCAAGTTTCTTGCTCATATTTCATCCCTTTATCATTTAAGAAAAGTTTAGAAGGTGTAGAAGTGCGGTCTCTGAAACCTAAGTCAGCTCCCTCAATAGCAGCTGAAAAATAGGAGTCAACCCTACGTTTTTCCATGTCAAGGGCGGCCGCCACCTATTTTGCAGTAGAAGGATTATTCTTCTTTAGAAAATTTAAAATTTTATAACTATTTTCTGTCATATTTTAACCTCACTTTAGTTCTGCTATATTATTTTTAATATAAGCAATCTGTTTATCATAATTAGTGTTGTAATGAGTTATAGTATCTGCGAAATTTACTAAGCGATTTGAAATTTCCGCTTTATCTTTCTATGGCTCAAAAGGATATTTGATAATTTTAACAATTCTTTGTTTTTGTTTAATCTTTTTTATCTTATCCACTAATATGATTTCATCTCCTATTGAAACTTCTTGCGGGAGCTCGCTTAAACGAAGACTATAACCTACAATAGGTGTAGAATGAACAGCCAGATAGGCTTCCGCTTTCATTTTCAGCTCTTGTGCCTATTCTATATCATCTTGAATCCAAAACATTGGTAAATATTTATTTGTATATTGGAAATTCTCAATATAAGGAGAGCCATTATTAATAGAAGAAATTGTTAAACCATCTTTACCTATTGGATATAAAACAGTACAATAATCAAAAGTCTGGCCTTGCTCCTAAAGCATTTTTAATCTTAATTCATTAGAAAAATATGCTCCTTTTTCTTTACCTACTTTTGTATAGACCTTCACAATTTTGTTTTTAGTGTCATAAAGAACATCTAAATCAAAATCTTGTTTTATTTGTTTTATTATATCATAAACTGTTGAATTTGTCAACTTATATTCAACAGCATTAACTATGTCGCTATTATATTCAAGAGTCCAGGTAGTACCACCAATCACGCGCTATAAGGCGGTTTCAACATTTACATCTATTACATCAAAAATAGGGACTAAAGTATATTTTAGTTCCTCTATGTCAGATTTGCAGTAAACATCAAAAGTCACATTATACTTATAATTTATTTCTTTTATAATGAAGCGGTCGGTGGATGTTTCGATGTAACCCTAGTAATTTATAATTTTCATATATTCCTAGGTTAAAGGTAATTTTAGAGACAGGGTTTTTAATCCTGTCTCTAAAGTCCAATCTATATGAGTACCTTTAGCCACTTCGACTAATTTTAAGAATTTATTTTGAGAATCATATATCTTAAACATGCGGCGCCCCCTTATACATAACGAGGCTGGTACTATATGCTAATCTAGCAAGACCCGCCGCTTGTAATCTTAATATCATTTGTTCCTGTTGATAATTTAGGAAATTCCCAAGCATCATAGCGGTCAAATGCGGGCTCCCCATCAATTGTAACCGCTCTATCAATTCCATCTATAATTAAAATGTTTCCTCTTTGTACTCTTGTTATTTTTATAGGTTCCTAACTTAATCCAGTAATCTGTAATAACATAATATCATTTTGAGGTACAATGGTAATGCGGCAAGGGGATGCCGCAGTACCATTATTTATGATAGAAAAGGATTCTCCATCATCTTCAAAGACCACTGGAAAATAAACAATTTCATTATGTTTAAGGAAGGGCGCTGATAGCGCCTCTTCCAGTTTAAAATCTTTCATGGAAACTCCTTTCTATTAAATGACTTCAGATACATTATTTTCAGTATCAACCCAACCGGTTCCAATGTACTGCCAATAATTATCATAAGTAAGTTTTTTAGTTGCAGTGATTCTAGCACCAGATAATAACATATCGACTTTATATTCATCCTTAGCAATAGGAATAGAATATACAGGAAGTCTATCTGCGGAAACCGCGTATCTAACTTCAATGTCTTCTGCATTATCTTCTGTTGCTGACTTAGGCCACCATGTATTACCGATGAAGTACATATCTTCGTGCTCGGCGGTCGCATGTGCGGCAGTCTCAGTTGTAACAGATGTCGTAGCTCTATCTCCGCCAGGATTTAGATAACCAAAATATGTTATAGCCTGGTTTCGTGTTCCTTCATGTTCCGCAGTATCTTTCAAAGCGATATACTTATCACAAGGTGTGATAGTATATGTGCCACTAGGTAAGATAGTTGCATCCGATGATTTAAACCAGCTATTATCATAAACCTTATACCACTCTCCAATTACTTTATTAGCGGCGTCCGCAGTAACTCCTTTAACAGGAACTACTAAATTAACCTCTAAGTTATTTCTCTCTATTGCTAAAGCATCAGGGTCTTTATGACTTGTTGTAGCTGTTGTAATTTGAGTAATATAATCAACATCATTTACAGAATAATTATTCCAAGTTCCAAAATAATCAAATTGATTATCTTTTACTATTGGTTCTCCTACTCTAAAGATTTGAGGATAACCTTCTGGGCTATAGGCTGTAGGATAAGGGTCACCAGAAGATTGATGAGCTGCATGGTAAGGAACTTTTGTTGTTTCACACATTTCTCCTGTCACAACATCATAGAAGGTGTTGTAAGGAACCTGAGTTCCATTAGGTAAATAATAACCTTTAGGGAGAGGAATATAATAATGTGTTAAGTAAAAATCTTCCCAAACCTTTATGTAATAATATACATAAGGATTTTCTACTTGTCTAGCATATTGATGGAACCAATAACTAGAACCTTGTGGTGTACTAGTCCAATAATCATCTGTAACATATAACTACATAGCTCCAAAGATTTGATTATCCATTGGTAAAGTTTCGTAAACAGGCTTCTTACTATCCTGTTGGTCATAAGTAAAAATATAGAAA